GACGAGGGGCAGTCTTGGGCTGCACGTAAGGTTCGGGAGCTAGATAAAGAGCGTGATAAGGCTGACGAGTTGGTTTCATTTATGGAAGATTTGCCGCTTGAGGAAAAAGCGCCAGCGAAAATTTCAGAAGCGGTCAAAAAAGGTTTAGCGGAAAAAGTCAAAGACCATAACGAAAAGCATGGCGATAAAAAAGGCAAGAGGGTCACTCAGAGGATGCTGGAGGCGGTGTTTCGTCGAGGCGTGGGGGCTTACAACACAAACCCATCTTCAGTGCGCCCTAGCGTCAGTTCTGCCGACCAGTGGGCTTATGCGCGGGTAAATGTATTTTTGGGGGCCGTAAGAACGGGAAGGTTCAAGCGGGGGAAGTTTGACACTGATCTTTTGCCAGAAGGCCACCCGCTCAAATCCAAAAAGAAAAACTAGATATAGTTTTCCACGAGGCCAAGCTCGACATCATCATAGATACCAAAAGGCTTTGAAAGCGAGCCGCCTTCCTTCACCATGCGAACAGCAAAAGTGATCGCGTTGTGATTGGCAAGCCAGCGGTAACCTCGCGCCATTGCCACTTGGTGTGTAACGGCGTCAAATTCTATAAGCCGATCTTCGTCGAGTGACGGGACTTCGATGTGAACGACAAATTTATTTTCGCCGTTGAAATGAATATTGCCTTCCAGTCGATTAAGGCGCATTTTAGCGGCTTCGGGGGAAAGTAAAAATTTAAGAGAATGTGCCATGTTACCTCCAATGGCTGTGGGGCCGAAGCCCCTGTTGATTAACGGCGGCGCAGTTTGCCTTCACGGCGTAGGCGCTCCATAGCGTAGGTCATGCCCTGATCGGCATAGTAGTTTTCCCGCTCAGGGTTCCACCCCCGCATCGCGTTCTGGGCTTGGCGGCAATCGCTAATGATGTAAGACAGCGCATCGTCATCGACGGTCTTAGCGTGGGCTTCCCACTTGTTGAACTCTGATGCAGTTGCTCCTGACATATCACGCCTCCTCACGCTGTCTTTCTTCCAGTTTTCAAATTGTATTCAAAACGCAATCCACCCAAGCAGTCGCGGCAACGAATATAATCAAAGTAACCTTGAGCCTTCATTGCGTTATGAACTGCCTTTCCATCGGCTGCGTTGCTCACAGTATCGACCCACTGTTCTGGGCCGCCGTCTTTGATCCCGAAAATTTTGTAACTTCTACGTGCCATTTTTTTCTCCATTTGGTTGGGGGCTTTCGCCCCCGATTGATTAATCCCAGATAATGTCTGATCCGCGTTTCTTGATAAGCGAAAGAATTTGTTTGAAATAAGCATCCTCCCAATCTTTTCCTAACTCAGTTTCTAAGATGTTCCGAAACTTTGCTGCGCAGTGGGTAGTGCCAGTGCGGCCAATATACTTGCTGCTTTTATCAAGTGCGGTTTGAAAAACTGTGTTGATCATCTGAACTTCCTCCGTTGCTATACATTCTGTATGCTCTATTTTTTTATATATGTAAATACTTAATTTACAAAAAAGTTACATAATGACAAAAAAAGGGGCCGAAGCCCCACAATTTTAGATATACTAAAGGTTCAATGTTTGAGTGGTGAAACCCTGATTGCTTGCTCTAAAAGGGCAACTGCATAATCTTTATCAAGCTCCGCGAGCTCATCTTCCCACTGGCTAATGGTCATTACATCTGTGGGGATAACCTTCACTGAAATGCAGTTTGACGAATGAGCGGCCATTATATAGGCCATGGCATCGGCTGGACGGTTTACATCACTCACGATGTAGTCATCGCCGCCTTTAAATTTCCAATAAGCGTTTCCGCTTGAAAACTTCCCATCGGTGTCGTGAGCGCCGTAGTTTTCCAGAGTTTGAGTTTTAACGATAAAATCCATTTTTTTCTCCATTGGTTGGTGGGGGCCGAAGCCCCCGATTGATTACTTAATCTTGATGAGCGTTCTTTGGTGAAGGCATTGGACGTTATAGCCTCCTGCCAAGATGGTATTTATTGAAACAACATTCCCATCAATTATGAAAGTTCCCTCATACCCATCACCACAAGATACAAGTTCAAAGTCTTGGATTTCAGTGATGCTTTTTTTGGTAAGCGCTTTGATGATGCGGTTGTTTCGGTTTGCAATCAGGTTATCAATATTTTTGCGAACAACTTCTTCAATCTTGTTTGTATAAGCTAAAAGATTGTACCATGTTTTGCCGCCTGCGATTTCAAAAAGAATTTCGTAATTCATTTGGCGGGTGTTGTTCTTTTCTGCCCACATTTCTGTGATTGCAGATTTTCGTGCTTTGGCCCATTTCAGTTGGCGCTCGAACATTTGAGCGTCTAAACCGGAGAAAGCTTTTTTAATCTGATTTTCCATTTGATCTACCTAGTTTTAAAGTTGCTATACATTTTGTATGCCTGTCTTTTTGGTAAATGTAAATACCATATTTACAAAAAAATGCAGTTAGACCAAAAAAAAGTTTAATGCTATAACAGGGCATGGGGTTTCCAGTATACATAAAAGCGGGCGCGAGCCGAGTTTCCATTGCCAAGGAGATCAGGGAGGTCAGCCGCCTTCGCCTTCAATTTGAAAAGCAAATGGCAAGAAAGATGGAAAGCCTTTTTAGAACAGCGGGAAACAGAGCCGCCGCTGCGTATGAGGCTGGAACAAGCGTAGAGAATGCAAACGTCACTTTGCAATCTGAAGTTGGCGCGGTCTTTCGGGCTTCTTATGCGGCTGTTATAGAAAAATTTGCACAAAGGGTTGTCGAAAACCGTAAGAGAGCAACACAATTTGAAGCTTTGGTGTTCCAATACTACGCTAAAGAAGGCGCAAGCAAGGTCGTGGGCGTCACCCAAACAACAAAAAATAAAATCAGACGGGCGATTGAGGTCGCGGATAATGAAGCTTTGGGCGTTGGGCCGACCGCCAAGCTCATAAAAGAGTACACAGGAGGGGCAATGGGCCGAGCAAGGGCCACTACCATAGCTCGGACAGAAACCCACGCAGCAGCGTCCTATGCGACTGACGCGGCCACAAGGGAGCTTAACCTTCCCTCACAGAAAAAACGGTGGGTTTCAGTTAGTGATGCTAGAACCAGATCGGGTCATGCGGCGGCTAATGGGCAAGAAGTAGGGATTGATGAGCCGTTCCTTGTACCCTTCAATGGTCAAACCATAAAGATGAAATACCCTCATGACGGAAGTGGAGGGGCGGGCAACAATATAAATTGCAGGTGCCTCGCGGTTTACTTTACCGATGAGGACGCAATTTTTGATGACGTTCCCGTTTCCCAACCGCCACCGCCGCCGCCGCCACCCGCTCCATTTGAACCTTTTGCGCCTTTACCCGTTGGTCGTGAGGTGTTGCTTCCGATAATTAAGGGGGTAAGAAACGAAGATTTTCCTACGGTTTCAAAAGAAGAAAGCCTAGCAAGCCTCAGAAAGCAGCTCAAAGAAGCCGATGAGCAACCAAACCAAGCTTTGCGTGCAGTTTATCAAGGTCGCAGTGAGAATGATTTTGCAGCAATCCAAGGCGGGGCCTCACTTACAAAAGAAGCTGCTACTGCAATCGCTATTGTAAATCAGGAACTTAATTACTTTTCTGATCTTTTTGGCATCCCAAGGGTAAGGGGCTATAAGAAAATAAACGGATCAGGTTCTCAATACGGGCAAACGATAGCGAATATGGGTGATGGAGTTATGGGCTTCAACACCGATTATTTCAACAAGTGGGGTGGAGATATAAACACCTCTAATGATGCAAGCCTCGTTCAAAAACGAACTGATTTGAAAGCTAAAATAGATAAATTAGATATTGAAGTACTAGCGGCTCGCGGGGCGGTCTTAGACGCAAGAAATGATGGTCTCGACGATACGGATGCGCTTGACAGGTTCAACAAAGCCACAGACGAGCTTTGGGAATTAAAACGTGAATATGCTTCAATCTCGCTGCCAACGGTGACAGATTACAAACTCGGCGGCGAGGGGAAAAAGCCTTGGACTGTTGAAAAGTATTCAACTGGTGGAATGGATTATTTTAGATCAACTATGTATCATGAGTTTGGGCACCAAATCCATCAAACTTATAAGCGGCGCGTTTCTGAAAGGGGTAGGGTTTCCGCATCAGACAGACCATTTGAGGATGAACTCAAAAAGCGTTGGCTCAAAGTTTATAGGTTAAAGAAAAAACGTTCAAAAGAATTTGCTAGTCGGTACGCTGAAACGAGCGCCTTTGAATGGTTCGCGGAGAGCTTTGCGTTGTGGGCTTCTGGGCAAACAGACAAGGTAAATCCTTTATTCCTTGAAATGATACAGGAGATCATTGATGACGCAAAGCGCGGATAGAATTTTTGAAATAGTTTCTCAGGAAAAAATAACAAAGGAAGATTATCTTGAAATGAAAGCTGAGTGCGTTGGCCTTGAAGTTGATGAGTATGGTTTGATTGAAATGGTGGAACGTAGGCTTGGTGATTTACGTTTGAGGCGCGAAATTGATTTTTGACCGCATACTGGAAAAGAAAATCTATCTATGGTAAGTTGCGTTCACAAGTTAAAACTCAACGGACAGCGGTTTGCTTGTCCATGCATGGCAAGTAAGACCCAAAGGAAATTGATATGAGTGACGATATTGAATTCAAAGATGAAACGCTGGACGTCAGGTTTGACATTAAAGCGATGGAAGATGAAGAAAAAGGCGAGTTCAGCGGATACGGCTCAATCTTTGGAAACAAAGACCTTGGCAATGATGTTGTCGTTGAGGGCGCTTTCGCTAAGTCAATCGGCCGCAAGGGCGCTAAGGCTGTAAAGATGCTTTACCAGCACCGCGCAGATGAACCCATCGGGGTCTTTGATGAGATCATAGAGGATCGTCGTGGGCTCAAGGTAAAGGGCCGCTTGGCTATGGGAACCCAGCGGGGCCGCGAAGTTTATGAATTGATGAAAATGGGCGCGATTGATGGCTTGTCTATCGGTTACCGCGTCGACGCAAAGGGCTATGATTATGACGATAAGGGCAAGCGCCGTTATTTGAAATCAGTAGACCTTATGGAGATTTCTGCCGTGACCTTTCCTATGAACCCCAAAGCTAGGGTTTCAGCGGTAAAGAGCGACAGAACAGTCCGTGAATGGGAAGAAGTCCTGCGGGATGCAGCGGAACTTTCCAGAAGCGAGGCGAAGGTTGCAGCTTCGGCTGTAGCAAAGGCACTGGAACAGCGGGATGCTGGCGCTCAGGAAATGCCTTCTGAACTGGTAAGCGAGTTAGATCGCCTCACCAATATCCTTAAATCCTAAACAGAAAGGTTGATTGTCATGGATGATAATCTCAAAACTTATCTGGAAGGACTGAACGGTGCTTTTGAAGAATTTAAAGCAACAAACGATCAGCGCCTTGCAGAAATCGAAAAGAAAGGCGATGCCGATCCGTTGGTTGAAGCCAAATTGTCAAAGATCGAAGCCGATCTTGACCGCTTTGAAACTGTAAACCAAAAGCTGGTTCAGCAAGAAAAAGCTTCCGAAGGTTTCGCTGAGAAACTTGACGGCATTGAAACTCTTTTGAAGCGTCCAAACTCTGGCGTTGAAACCAAGAACGTGGATATTGCTGTTAAGGCTTGGGACACTTTCATGCGTAAGGGCAACGAAGGCTTAGACGCCGACGAAGTTAAAGCGTTGACTGTTGGAACAGCCGCCACAGCGGGTAACTTGGCTCCAGAGGAATATGTTGCTGAGTTAATCAAGATCGTAACTGAAATCTCACCAGTTCGTTCTGTTGCTCGCGTTCGCGCTACAACCTCCAAAGAAATTGAAATCCCAACAAAGGATGCAAATTTCGCGGCGGCTTGGACTGCGGAAACTGGCACACGCTCAGAAACCACTGGTTATTCAACAACCTTGAATACTATTGCCACTCATGAGCTTTACGCTCTGGTCGATATTTCTTCAATGTTGCTGGAAGATAGTGCTTTCAACATGGAAGCAGAAATGAACCAAGAGTTCGCAGAGCAGTTTGCTAAGGGCGAAGGCGCAGCGTTCATTGCTGGTAATGGCACAAACAAGCCAACAGGTATCACAAACGGGAACACCGTTGCCCACACCGCCACAGGTGCAGCATCAGCGGCAATCTCTACCGATAACCTGATGGACTTGGTTCACGGCTTGAAATCAGAGTATGCGGCCAACGCTACAATGATGTTCAACCGCGCAACTTTGGGCATTATCCGTAAGCTGAAAGATACAGCGGGCCAGTATATCTTCCAAACTGGTTTCTCTGGTCAATCTGGCGCTCCAAACACAATCATCGGTATCCCATATGTGGAAGCCCCTGATGTAGCAGATGCGGCTTCTGGCGCAAAATCTGTTCTAATCGGTGACTTCCGTCGCGGATATATGATCGT